ACATTAGACGTTGTTGGTGCTACAGGTATAGATGGTGATTTTGATATCAACACCACTAAGTTTACTATTGCAGCTGCAACTGGTAATACAGATACCGCTGGTACATTAGACGTAACAGGTGATACCACATTAGATTCTGATTTATCGGTAGCAGGAAATGCAGCTGTTACAGGTACTTTAGATGTTACAGGTATAGTTACAACAACGACTCATATAGATATGCCAGATGGTGCTAACATTAAGTTGGGCACAAGCGATGACTTACAGTTGTATCATAATGGTACAGATTCCTATATTACTAATTCGGAAGGTACATTAAAAGTTGGAACAGAAACTTCTGGAGGTCCAATATCCATTGGCCATACAATATCAGAAACTACTATTAATGATAATTTAAACGTTACTGGTAATACTGACATTACTGGAAATGCTACCATTACAGGCAACACTGACATTACTGGCAATTTAGATGTAACAGGTAATCTTACGGTCGAAGGACTTTCAACTCTTAATGGTGGTACATTAACACTAGGTGATGCCGCTACAGATAATGTGGTGTTTGGGGCTGATGTTAATTCCAATATTATACCAAATACGGATGGTGCTTATGATTTAGGTTCAGCATCTCAAGAATGGAAAGACCTCTATGTAGATGGCACAGCTCATATTGATGATTTAGATGTTGATGTTAATGCTACAATTGCTGGTACTTTAGATGTTACTGGTGTTATTAGTCCAACAACTCATATAGATATGCCAGATGGTGCTAACATTAAGTTGGGCACTGGCGACGATTTAGAATTATACCACGACGGTACAAATTCATATATTACTAATTCAGAAGGTGCATTAAAGATTGCTACAGAAACTTCTGGAGGTGCAGTATCTATTGGAAATGCAACATCAGAAACAACTATCAATGATAACTTAACTGTTGCTGGTGATGTAACAGTTGATGGTGCCACATTAGATGTTAATGCTGATGTGGAAATTAATGGTGATTCAACGATAGATGGTGCTGTAGATATTACTGGTGACCTTGATGTTGATAACCTCAACCTTAATGGTAATACTATTATATCAACAGACACCAATGGACATATTAATATCACACCAGATGGCTCTGGTACAGTTATAGTTGAAAGTGCTATTCTTAATACAGATGTTGGTGGTACTGCTGTTTTAGATGACGACACCTTTGCAACAGCAACAAGTACAACTCTCGCTACAGCTGAAAGTATTAAAACATATGTAGACACACAGATTACAGCTGAAGATTTAGACCTTACTACAGACAGTGGTACAATAGCTATTGACCTAGACTCTGAAACACTATCTATTGTTGGTGGTGAAGGTATGAATACTTCTGCTACAGGCAATATTGTAACAGTAGAAGGTGAAGATGCTAGTATAACCAATAAGGGTGTTGCATCTTTTCAATCAACACATTTTGATGTTACGGCCGGTGCAGTAAACATACAGGCTGATGCTATTGATGATACACTTATAGATTGGGGTACAGGTACAAACCAAGTTAGTACAGATGAAGTACCTGAAGGTTCAACCAATATATGGTATACAGATGAACGTGTTGATGACCGTGTAAGTAACCTAGTTGTTGATGGTGAAGGTATCACCACAACTTATAACGATAGTGCTGGTACATTTACGATTGATGCAGAGGACGCTACAGACTCTAATAAGGGTGTAGCTTCATTTGCCAGTACGGATTTTACAGTAACTACTGGCGCTGTTGGTATTAAGGCTCTTGGAGTATCTAATGCACAACTTGCTGGTTCTATTGATAATGCTAAACTAAGCAACTCTACTATAGTGTTGGGTAGTGATACTATTAATTTGGGTGATACAATTACCGATCTGAATGGTGTTACTTCTTTAGATGTTGATAATCTAACGTTAGATGGTAATACAATTAGTTCTACTGATACTGATGGAGATATACTTCTAGATCCTGATGGAACTGGATCAGTTGATGTTAATAGTGCAAGAATTATTAATCTTGCAGATCCAACTCAAACAACAGATGCTGTTACCAAACAATATGTTGATGCCGTAAAGAGTGGTCTTGATATTAAAGATTCGGTTAGAATGGCCACAACGGCTGACTTGTCTGGCACATATGGTAACGGTACATTGGGTGTTGGTGCCACATTAACTAACAATGGTACTCAGGCCGCATTTACAGTAGATGGTGTTGCTGCATCTCTTAATGATAGAGTACTAGTTAAAGATCAAACTGCACAGACTGAGAATGGTATCTATACAGTAACAACAGTTGGTAGTGGTGCTGCGAATTGGGTATTGACTAGAGCTACAGATGCAGATGGTGATCCATCACAAGAACTAGATGGTGGCACATTCGTATTTGTTGAAGAAGGTACTATAGGTAAAGACAATGGATATACATTTACACATAATGGTGTGCCGACAATCGGCACGACAAATTTACCAGTATCACAGTTCTCAGGTGCAGGTCAAGTAATTGCTGGAGAGGCATTAACCAAATCAGGCAACACATTAGATGTTGCAGTAGACAATTCATCTATCGAAGTTTCAGCTGATACATTGCAAGTTAAGGCTTTGGGTGTAACCAATTCGATGCTTACAGGATCAATTGCAAATGCTAAACTAACTAATAGTTCAGTAACAATAAACAGCAATTCATTGTCCTTGGGCAGTACATTAACCCTAGATACAGATGATTTTGCTGAAGGTACAAACCTATTTTATACTGATGAGCGTGTTGATGACCGCATTGATTCTTTAGTACAAGACGGTGAGGGTATCACTACAACATACAATGATTCTGCTAACACATTTACAATTGCAGCTGAAGATGCTACAGATAGTAATAAAGGTATAGCATCATTTGCTAATACTGATTTCGATGTTACTACAGGTGCTGTTAGTATTAAATCAGGCGGCGTTTCCAATACACAGTTAGATAATAATTCAGTTACACTTCAAGGTTATACTCTTGCATTGGGTGGTACATTATCTCTAAACTCTGATGATATTGCTCAGGGCACTACAAACATTTATGCTAGTAATGAAGCGATTGATGATGAAGTTGGTAACAATCTCTTCCAGTCAGGCGAAGGTATCAATCACATTTATGATGATGCTGCTGGAACATTAACAGTATCCGGCGAAGATGCTAGTTTAACCAATAAAGGTATTGCTAAATTTAATACTGCTGATTTCAGTGTAGCTGCTGGTGATGTTACCATTAAGAGTTTAGGTGTATCAAATGCTCAACTTGCAGGTAGTATAGACTTAACTACAAAGGTAACAGGTACTTTGCCGATGACAGAGGGTGGTACTGGAGTCACTTCATTAACAGCTAATGGCATTCTTTATGGTAACAGTGGTACGGATATACAGGCAACAGCAGCTGGAACGGATGGTTACTTTTTATATTCAAACTCTGGGACTCCAGATTGGACTAATGTAATAGATGGCGGAACATATTAATGGCTATACCAAATTCTAAATCTACATTAAAGGATTGGTGCTTACGAAAATTAGGAGCGCCTGTTTTAGAAATCAACGTTGATGATGATCAAGTTGATGATAGAGTTGATGAAGCGCTCCAATTCTTTTATACTTTTCAGTATAGTGGTATGGAGCGTTGTTATCTTAAACACTTAATTACAGAAGCTGATGTTACTAGGTCTGGCACTGATGAATCTGAAACGGCCACAGATATAAAAGATAGTGGAATAACAACAGATTGGAAAACAGGGAAAGGATTTTTAGTAATGCCTGATGCGGTTCAAAGTGTATTGAGAGTTCTGCCGTTTAGTGATAGAGGCAATCTTAATATGTTTGATGTTCGTTATCAGTTAAGATTGAATGACCTGTATGATTTTTCATCTGAATCAGTTATTCATTATCAAATGACCATGTGGCATTTAGATTATTTAGATATGATTTTAATAGGAGAAAAGCCTTTACAGTTTAATACTCATAAGAATAGGCTTTATATTAATATGGATTGGGGTGATGATGTTCAGATAGGAGAGCATATTATTATAGAATGTTATCGAAAATTAGATCCTACAACCTGGACTGATGTATATGACAATTTGTGGTTAAAAAGATATTCAACAGCTCTTATAAAGAAACAGTGGGGAGAGAATCTTATCAAGTTTCAAGGTGTAACTATGTTGGGTGGAGTTACTATGAATGGTGAAACAATATATAATGATGCTAAGGACACAATTATAAAGTTAGAAGAAGAATCGAAAACAACGTGGGAAGAGCCACTCCATTTCGACATTGGATAATTAATCGTGCCAACTAATCTTTACTTCACTAAAGGGACGACTAACGAACAGCTGCTTTACGAAGATTTAGTCATAGAAGCTTTGGGGATTTTTGGGCACGACTGCTACTATCTCCCTAGAACCCTCGTAAACGAAGATGATCTCCTAGGAGAGGATACTCTCAGTAAATATGAAAATGCTTATCCTATGGAAATGTGGATGGAAACTCCAGAAGGATATCAGGGTGAAAAGGAAATTATTACAAGGTTCGGTTTAGAAGTTAGAGATGAAACAACCTTTGTAGTATCTCGTAGGCGTTGGGAAGATATTTTAATTGCAGCTTCAGGCACAGGATCATCAACAGCTCTAACAGATACAGAGTATCTATCTGATATACTGGGAACTGGTCGACCTAATGAAGGAGATTTAATATGGCATCCAACAGTAAAAAAATTATTTATAATAAGTTTTGTAGACCATGATGATCCATTTTATCAGATAGATAATCTTCCTGTATATAAATTATATTGTAGAACTTATGAATATTCAAGTCAAGAAATTAATACTGGAATTCCTGAAATTGATAATATTGAAGAAGAACATACCCTTGATCCTAGAAATTGGAATCTTATTGGTGAAAGTCCCTTTACATATAATGAGGCAATTCGCTTGGAAGCAGGAACAGATTTAACTACTACCGGATTGATAATAGATGAAACAGATAGTGATAATATAATCTGTGAAGATGAGGTTGGTGTTGATTCTATCCTTTATGAAGATGATGAAGGTGATGAATACTATATAATATTAGAGAACTTTAACATTGAAGAACAAATGCCACAAGCGGATAATGATTTCTTTGAAGATGAAGCTATAGGGACCGAATCTATAGACGGAATAATTGATTTTAGTGAGAAGAATCCTTTTGGTGAACCTACGGAGGGTATGTAATGCTCGGAGAACATTTTTATAATGAATCGTTTAGAAAAACTATTATAGCTTTTGGTTCATTATTTAACAACATAAGTATATTTAGAAAAAGTAAATCAGGAACAAAGACACAATCTTTGAAAGTGCCTTTAGCGTATGGCCCGAAACAAAAATTTATCACTAGATTAGAACAAGACCCAGCTGGGACACAATCTATAGCTATTACTCTTCCTCGTATAGGATTTGAGATTCAAGGATTTACATATGATCCTGCGAGAAAATTAAATAGAATTATTAAACATAAAAGGGTTAAAGAAGATACTGTTAAAAAACTAAAGTCTATGACTACTCAGTATACTCCTGTTCCTTATAATGTAAACTTTGAATTGTTTGTTATGGCTAAGAATAGTGATGATGGTATTCAAATTGTTGAACAGATACTACCATACTTTCAGCCAGAATATACTGTAACTATCAAAGAAATTCCTGAAATGTCTATCGTTAGAGATGTTCCAATAATTTTAAATGATATTAATTATGAAGATACTTATGCTGGTGATTTTACAGAACGTAGGGCTATAATTTATACTTTGAGTTTTAGTGCTAAAACGTATGTTTATGGTCCAGTTAGTACACAAGAACAGATTACAAAAGCGCAAGTGGATATATATCCAGATTTGCCAGCAGAAACACCTTCACGACACCACCGAATTGTCGTTGAAGCAACTAGGCCGCCATCGTCACCAGATGCGGATGATTTTGGATTTAATGAAACTATAAGTGAATGGACTTGATTATGAATAATGTAGATGATGCGATTAGTGACGCTCTTGGAGTAGCAAAAAACATAAAAAGAGAGGTATTAGATCCTAAGCCCCTGGCTGCACGGCCAGCGACGGCTGTAATGACTGCCACTGAGCGGGAAGTGGATACTGACGTAGACTATAGATATAGTAGAGAAAATTTTTATAACCTTATTGAACGTGGTCAGGATGCTATTACAGGTATCTTAGACTTAGCAAAAGAACAAGAGCACCCTAGGACCTATGAAGTTGCAGGTCAATTGATTAAGACTGTATCGGAAGTGACAGAAAGACTAGCAGACTTACAAGAGAAGATGCAAAGATTAAAAGAGGTTCCAGATACAGGTCCGAAAAGTGTTACTAATGCCTTATTTGTTGGTTCAACTAAAGAACTTCAAGCTCTCCTAAAAGATAAATCTGATGGTTGAAATTTATAAAGGAAATCCTAATCTTAAATCAGCATTAACTCAATCCGAATATGGAGAAAAGGAATTAGCTGAGTTTATTAGGTGTTCTAAAGATCCAATCTATTTCATAGAAGAATATGTAAAGATTATCAGTTTGGACGAAGGTCTTATTCCATTTAAATTATATCCATTTCAAAAAGAAATTATAGGTACGTTCCATAATAATCGTTTTACGATATGTAAACTACCTAGACAGTCTGGTAAGTCTACTACTATCATTGGTTATTTGATACACTTTGCTATCTTTAATGAATCAACAAATGTAGCTATTCTAGCTAATAAAGCTTCAACAGCTAGGGATTTGTTGGCTAGATTCCAACTTGCATATGAGAATCTACCATCATGGATGCAGATGGGAGTTCTGAACTGGAACAAAGGTTCACTTGAACTGGAGAATGGTTCTAGAATTATAGCGGCGTCAACGTCGGCATCTGCTATTCGTGGTATGACATTCAACATCATCTTCCTTGATGAGTTTGCTTTTATCCCATCACATATAGCAGAACAGTTTTTTGCTTCTGTATATCCTACAATCACATCAGGTAAATCATCTAAAGTGATGATTGTGTCTACACCACATGGGATGAATATGTACTATAGAATGTGGATGGATGCTGTAAATGAAAAAAGTGAGTTCATACCTATAGAGGTACACTGGTCAGAAGTACCAGGCCGAGATGAAAAGTGGAAAGAATCTACGATAGCAAATACATCGGAACGACAGTTTCAACAGGAGTTTGAGTGTTCATTCTTGGGTTCAATTGATACTCTCATATCGGTTCTTAAATTACAAGAAATGCCTTATTGGGAACCTATAGAGAAAAATGCAGGGTTAGATATATTTGAGAGGCCCGAAAAGGAACACGATTATTGTGTGTCTGTAGATGTTGCAAGGGGCGGATCAAAAGATTATTCCGCATTTGTGGTACTTGATATTACAACTCTACCATACAAATTAGTTGCTAAATATCGTAGTAATGAAATTAAACCTCTTATATTTCCTGAGATTATACATAAGGTTGCTCGTAATTATAATAATGCACATCTATTGGTGGAGATAAATGATATAGGTGGTCAAGTTGCAGACGCTTTACATTATGATATGGCCTATGAAAATATTATAATGACTCAATTGAGAGGACGTTTAGGTCAAGTTGTTGGTGGTGGCTTTGGAGATTCTGCAACCGATTTAGGTATAAGAACAACTAAATCACTCAAACGTATAGGTTGTTCTAATCTTAAACAGTTGATAGAAGGTGATAAGTTAGAGATACATGATTTTGATGTTATAGTAGAGTTGTCTAATTTCATACAAAAAGGACAATCTTTTGAGGCTGAAGAAGGTGCATCAGATGATTTGGTGATGTGTCTAGTATTCTTTGCTTGGTTAACAGATCAACAATACTTTAAAGAAATGACAGATGAGGATATCCGTAAGAGGTTATTTGAAAGTCAAAAGGAAAATATAGAAGCTGATATGGCTCCGTTTGGATTTATTGATGATGGAATTTTAGATTTAGACGCTGCGTTTGTTGATGAAGATGGTGATTATTGGAGACCTACTGATATGCCAAATGTATTTGATGTAGAAACACATTAATCTATAATTATAATCATAGGCCATCTAGGGTCTTTATCTTCACCAATAAGTAGGGCATAATATCTATCTTCTCGGCAGTGTAAGCAGACAGGTATAGATTGTTCTATTAGTTTTTTAGCATCTTCAAATTCTTCAGACCTTTTACCAAAACGAAGGAGGTTATGTCTTATCTTTTTGTGGTGAGGATACCATACCAAATTCTGCACCTCAGGATGGCCACATATTTCACATTCTAAACCTTCAAAGGTTTGAATTAAATCTATTCTTCTCTGTTTTGTATACACTTGTGTAAACCTAGTTTAAACTATTTATGTATATTTATACACAAGTGTATAAAAATTACTGTTTTGAAAAACACGAAAATAATAAATAACTATGAAAGAATTGAAAACAATTATATTATTTAAACTCAACCAAGGAGAAATGGAAAAATGGTCGATCTAGTTTCACCTGGTGTTGCTGTAAAAGAAAAGGATGCTACAACTTCCGTAAGAAGTGAGCCAACTAGTATTGGTGCTCTTGCTATTCCGGCTATTAAAGGCCCGATTGAGCAAGTTATCACAGTTTCTACTGAAAGTGAATTAGTAGATATATTTGGTAAGCCAAACACCACAAACTTTGAATATTGGTTTACGGCAGCTTCCTTCTTACTTTATAGTAATACATTAAAGGTGGTAAGAATTTTGGTTACAGGCGCCTTGAATGCTACTGAAAAGGGTCCTGGCCTTCTTATCAAAAATAAAACCCATTATATGGACGGTGATGGTACAGTAAACGGTCCTTACGCTAATGGGTCAGCACCTCTCGTAAACGGTATGTGGGCAGCAAGAACAGCTGGCTCTTGGGGTAATAGCCTAAGAGTGGCATATTGCAATGACGCAGAAGGTTTTGAAGAAGCTGCAGTTGTAAAGATTAATGATGCAAACGCTGATGCAGGCGATACTGTAGTTACAGTAGATGATGGAACAAAATTAAATGATAATGATATTATCTATTTGCAGGAAGCTAATGGACAACATTATCAGGTAGTTAGTATAGCTACACATGATGTAACAATTAAACGATATCCAGCTAGCGGTGCTACAGGATTATCTGGCGCTATAGCTGATGATACAGACATTGATCGGAGATGGGAATATGCTGATCAGTTCTCTAACAAACCTGGAACATCAACATATGTATCTGATCGTTCTGGTTCAAA